GATACAGGTTCTCACCACCCGTAGTTGTATAGTAGTGGTAGCGATCACGTCTTCCCCGAACTTCCTTACCATAGAGGGGGAGTGTCTCACCTGAACCCACTAAAATACCCATCTGTTGCATTTGACCGGGTTTATACTTCTTGATAGGGGGTCCCCTAAACTCGGGTTCATGACGAACTTCCTGGGACCGCCTTGGTCTAGGAGGTACCATCATCGTAGGAACCTTTACTGGGACTTTAACAACTCGAGGATTTTGTATGAGATACACGATGAATACTACCAATGCGATTAGTACGACCCCCATGAGCTGAGTCTTTTGTTTGTTCTTCATATACTATAATTAAAGAAGATTATTCACATAAAGACATGAAGATTTTGGCGATAGATATTGGCTATCACAATATGGGTCTTGTACTTGCTGAAGCTGGGAATGGTCCAAAAATCGAGGTTGAATATATGAAGAAGGTAAGTCTCGAGGAGTATAAATACATTTATTCGAATGACTTTGTAGACCTCATTCCTTTATTTGTTGAAGATCATCAAAGTATTTTTGATTCAGCTGACAAAATACTGATAGAGAGACAACCACCCATGGGTTTCACTAATATTGAAATTCTTTTACATTACATGTTCAAAGATAAGGTAACTTTAGTTTCACCTGTGAGCATGCATGTTCATTTTGGTATGAGACATCTGGATTATGACCAGAGAAAGGAGAGAACCGTCACCATAGCGGAAAAATATTTTGATGGGGATATTCCTTATGATAGGAAACATGACATCGCCGATGCGTTATGTATGATTGTGTATTACAACTTTAGAAATACAGTTCACTTCTTTGACAAGTTCAAGTTTATTGGTGATTCACCAATAAATTATATATAGGTATAATAAATGCCCACCACGAAACAGGTTCAGAACGCTAAGAAAAAATTAAGGGTTATGCCCAAGCCAAAGGGGAATACCCCAAAGCTTCCAAGCAGGCTCACCTATATACTCATAGGTGTTGACCCCAAGATACAAAGAGACAAGAACTTCCTCAAGGCTGTTCAGGAGTACGCGAAACTTCGTCGTTGAGAGTGGTGAGTGCATTTGAAACACATTCAAACATATCAAATATTTCATTCACATTCCTCCTTTCAAGTGCCTTTTTGAGTTTATCGATGTTATACTCAACTGATTTCTTCTCCTTATTTAATTGTGTTTCAAGTTTTTCGATTTTTTTATCGATAAACTTGGTCGTGTTCTCGATATTGACATCAATATTCTGGATTTCATTTTCATATAATGTTCGTTGCCTCTCGAGAATCTCTCTCTTTACATCCGATCCACATCGGTCAATTTGATTGTCGAGACGTTCAAGCTTTACTTGGAGTTCTTCTAAATTTGTTACATATGTTGTCTGATACAACTTCTTCGCATTCTTTAGACTGATGATTTCCTTACACAGTTTAGTATCCATACTATATTTTCATCTTGGTGTGAAGCTTTAAATTATTTAAATCTTCGACAAATCCTTTAAAATGCCCTAAACGATATTGTACGAATGCCCAAAGTGCGAAAAAGAGGGTCTTTGTCATTTTATTGACTTCAGTGTCTTCCATTTTATATATAGGTCCAACGAGACGTCCCATGAATGTTTCTTCTTTATGTTTACCTGTCACTAACATCTCAGCCTGTGTCAATGCACATGTATCATCATTCACTGACCAGTGGTAGAAGATGAATGGTATGAGCATCGAATAAAATTCTAAATTTTTTTGATTATTCATGAATGGAACTATCAGAATACCAAACAAGAAAATGAGATGAATTAGGAATATTATATTCATCTACTATAAGATGACCGAAGATAATATTATGGCAGAAATGTGGAATGAGTACCACGAGAATGTACTTCGCCAGTGGGGTGAGGCGTCTGCATGTTATCGGTATATGCACCACCGAGCTTTTCTCACGTATAAAAAACTGAGTCTGCGTTTCAGTTTACCTGTAATTGTTCTTTCGACAATCACAGGCACGGCAAACTTTGCACAAAGTTCGTTTCCAGAAAGTATACAGGGTGGAGTACCCGCAGTTATTGGTGGTATGAACCTCATAGCTGGTCTCATCGCAACAATCATGCAATTCCTGAAAATCAATGAACTCATGGAGAACCACAGGACGAGTGCTTTAGGTCACGGTGGGCTTTCTAGGAATATTCGCCTCCAGTTGGCTCTCCCCCGTGACGAGCGTAGTAAGGAGGGTCTCATTTTTGTGAACGAATGTAAAGGTATATACGAAAGTCTGCTGGAACAGTCCCCCCCAATCCCCAAAGAAATATTGAAAACATTTGAGAAAGACTATCCAATAGAAGGTGTATTTACAAGACCTGAGATATTGAATGTGCGTCCTATTCCACTCTTAAAATTACCAAAAACTATAGAACCTATCCGAGCTATAACAAAAAATACTCCATTCGAGAAAGTTGGTGAGTACTTGGCACCTCCTATTGAGGAGGAAGAGGAAGAGGAAGAGGAAGAGGAAGAAGAGGAAGAAGAGACAGACGTCGAGCAAGGTACACCAACAGAATAAACATGACCACATTGGTCAGAATTCCACATGCAACGTATGGTAAAATTTTCCTTTTTAAAGGTTCTACGATACGTTTATGTAGTGCGTCATTCTCGAGCACCAAATCTATGGCCTGATTAGTAAGATCATCAATGGATTCTTTCATTAAAGTAGTGGGGCAAAAAAAAGATCCCATTGTAACGACAATTCATACGAAACAAATTGAACTTATTCGTAAGTACATCAGTGAAAGGAAGAATGTGTTCATTTGTGGTGCACCTGGTGTAGGTAAAACATATGTACTTCGGGCAGTATTACAGGGACTGAATCATGTAGAACTTCAGAGTGAACATCTTAAAAGTAAATCTCTATTTCTACCATTTATAAAACCCTCAACCAAGCATGTATTTATTGAGGATTACGACCCGGTGTTTAAACCTATAATTGAACAGGTGTCAGATGGTAATCGTTTATCCCGTGGTTCTCTACTTGTCACAAGCACTAATATGTGTATGTATCCAAAATTTGAGACAGTGTTTATTCCCCGACACAAACCAGAAGTTCTAATGACACTGACAGATGAATCAGGTCATAAAGTACAGGATGCAGCCATCCGATCTCAAGGGAATATTCGTAACTTTTTCACCTATCTTGAGGGATATGATGAGATGGATGATTTCAAAAGTCCTAAAGAGTTTATCGCTGAAATTTTGACGGATCCTTCTCCAATTCAGATATATGATAGTATTTCTGAACATGGACACATATGGGACATTTTCCAAGAAAATTACTTAGACTCTACTGGTATAGACTTTGTACGTGCGTCGCGATCCTTTTCGGATGCAGACTTCTACGATAACCATATTTATGCACATGGAGAATGGAACCTCATGCCATACTTCGTGATACATGCCCTCACGATCCCAAAGACTGCACTTGGGGAACCCCTCGAAAAAGAGAAGATTAGACCAGGGAGTTGTTGGACAAAGTTTGGAAACTATAAGATGCGTAAACAAAAGTTTGAAGAAATCAAGAAGAAATCGAGGATGGGGTTAGGTATAGAGGAATTGTGCCTATTAAAGAAATATGCAGAAAAAGGAGACTTAGATCCTATGATAAGCTATAAAATTACACCCCAAGATTTTGATGTTATCAATCACCTTGCCGTCGGAAGTGGCTTAAAATCGAGAGATGTAACTAGAGTAAAGAAGGCACTCAAGAATGCCTACGACAGATGAAGAAAAAGAGATTGAGATCAACGACAGTGTCAAGACTATCGGAAATGAAATTCTCTTTTATGGTGACATAGATCGTGAAAATGCCTTAGAATTTGTTTTACAGTTCAAGAAACTTGAAATTGATATGTTGAAAAAGAAGGCGGAACTTGTTGGGTACGAACCACAAATTCGTATATCCATCATGAGTGATGGTGGTGACATATTCTCTGGTCTAAACATGATGAATGTCCTAGAACGCTCTAGGGTCAAGGTCGTCACCATCGCCCAAGGTTCCTGTTGTAGTGCAGCTACCTTTGTATTCCTGGGTGGTTCAGAGCGTCGCATAGGGAAGAATGCATACCTTCTGATTCACCAACTTACTACCGAGTTTTGGGGTAATTTCCAAGATCTTCGCAATGAGATGAAGACATCTGCAAAGTTTATGAAGATGCTCAAGAATATGTATATGTCAAAGACTGAAATTCCTGAGAGGAAGTTCAAACGACTGATGAAGAAGGACATCTATCTATCCCCAGATAAGTGTATCAAATATAAGATTGCCCACGTCGTTGACTGATCGTTGTCGATCGCTTGTACATCATCAAAAAACATACAACAATTAAAATAACACAAAAAGTATTTAGATTCATAGACACTGTTGCACTCTCTGGCATTTTAAGTCGCTCCATTCTACCATAATTTACAACGGGTAATGAGGACATCTATTTAAAGTTGAGAAATTAATTATTGAGTTATATAAATCTTTTGATGGACATAATTACAGAAACGAAGCGTATCACACCCGCAAGTAACTCCGTTTCTACCATCATGTTACATATATTATGGATATGATCATATGATAGTATTGGATTGTTCAAAATATCGATAATATATGGAGAAACACGTGCTGATATAGACTTGTTACCATGTTTCCTCCCTATATATAAAAACCTCTTACCCACGATGGATGTCATTTTCATCACCGATGAAATCGCCAGACCCATATATACTTCATTGATATATTATTCTTTATACTGTAGTGATTAGAGATTATGAAATATATTTGTAATAAATAAATGAACAGGATTGCAATCGATATCGATGAAGTTCTTGTTCCATTTCTCAATCCCATGGCTCGGTATCACAAACAGAAGTCTGGTATTCAGAAAACCGATAAATCTAAATACAGTTACGTCTATCGGGATATTTTTAATGTCACAGAAGAAGAATCTCAAAAAATGGTTCAAGAATTTTACAAATCTGGACACTTTCAAGTTCTTAAACCGATAAGGGGGTCCCAAAGGGCGATGCGGTCAATCCGTAACAATGCCGAAAAGATGTACATTGTCACGGGTCGTCAGGATGTTGTGAGGAAGGATACGGAGTTATGGATTAACTATTTCTTCCCAGGAATCTTCGATGATATCATTCTCACAAATAGTTACACCCCAAATGAAGTCAAGAAAGTTGATATTTGCCGAGCCTTAAACATCGGTCTACTCATCGACGATAATAAAGCCATATGCGACGAATGTATAGAATCTGGTATGATCGCCCTAAACTTCATAGGTACCCATGAGGAGGATGTGTACCCGTGGTGTGAAGAGAGTGAAATAGGTATCCAGGGTTGGAGTGGGATTTAACCCTTAAAGTAATCATACGCTGTAGCACCTGTCAAAATGGTACCAGCACCCTTTACCTTTTTTGTTATAAAGTACAATAGAAATGAAATCATCACGAGCACACATGCAAATGATATGAGACCAACCCCAAATAGTTTCGGGGGACCTTG